ACATCGCCGACAATTACAGGAACGGTTCTAGAGGATGTGTATGCTCTTTCTGGAACTTCGGCAAGCCTTGAGCCTGACAACGGCTCAGTGCAGACGCATACGCTTTCTGGCAACACAACATACTCTGACGGGTTTTCTGCGGGCGAGGCCATCACTCTTATGATAGACGATGGTACAGCACACACGATTACTTGGCCTACAATGACTTGGGTAAACAATGGCGCAGTAGCCCCTACACTAGCTACTACGGGCTACACAGTTATTGCTATCTGGAAAGTCTCAACCACTTTGTACGGGGCTTTAGTCGGAGACGGCTCATAATGCTATGGCATAAAGCGCAAGGCGCTGGTGGGGCTGGTGGAGATATTACAGGTGAGCTTATTGAAGTAACAAATTCGGGGACGCTTGCAACAGCACCGCAAGCTGGAGATTTACTGATTGGACATATGGGTTTACATACCGTTGCTGTTGTTACATACAGTCCTTATACCCAAGTAATTAGAGCAGTCTCATCGATTTGGGCTGGCGGTTATTATGAGTCAAGCAACATCGTTTATAAAATAGCAACGGCTTCTGAAGGGACAACCCAGAGCATGGGGAATACGGGGCAAAAGGTAATGAGTGTTTATAGATTTAGTTCTCCCGTTACGTCTGTTTCGGTTGCGTTTAGTACAACTCAACAAGGGCCAAGCACTAGAACTATAACCACTTCTAGCTATGACAAGCCTCATATTGTGGTTTGTAGTGTTGGCTCTTATAACGACCCGTCACTAACAATGACAAACTCAGACTATTCTCTACGTGGTGGCAAAGGTGATGCAGCGGCTTCTCTTAGAAACTTAGACTCTTCCCTAACTAATGCTGTAATTTCAATGACTAATGTCAGCTTTAACGAAGCCTGTTCTTATGCAGTTTTAGTCCCTAACTTTGATTAATATTAGGTTTTTATATGTACATTAAACTTACAAACGGTACTCCAGCTAAATACACACTGGGACAACTACGCCGTGATAATCCACAGATATCTTTTCCTAAAATAATTCCTGATGAACTATTGGCAAGTTACGATGTATATCCCTACGTCATCCAAGATGTAGAATTTGACCCAGTAAGCCAGAATGCGGTTGAAGGTCAGTTTGTACAGGTAGACGACCAATGGACTTTACCTATGGTTGCAGAAAATAAACCACAGGCTGAAGTTGAGCAACATGTGCGCTCTGTGCGTGATGAACTTTTAATACTGAGCGATTGGACACAAATGCCTGACAGCCCTTTGAACGACAGCACCAAGGCTTCTTGGGCTACATACCGCACAGCGTTACGCGACATCTCAACACAGACAGGATTCCCGGCTAACGTAACTTGGCCTACTGCGCCTTAACACAGGAATAAAATGATTGATCCAATCACAGCAATGTCGGTAGCAGTAAATGCGTTTGGTACGATCAAGCGCATGGTGTCTGCTGGCAAAGAAGTAGAGGACACTCTTTCACAGATCGGGCGATTCTATGGTGCTGTATCTGATCTTTCGGAAGCAAAACGTCAGGCAGATAACCCTCCACTGTTTAAGAAGATTATTTCATCGAAGTCTGTTAATGAAGAAGCGATGAATACATACGCTCGCAATAAGCGAACTCAGCAGATGGAGCGCGAACTGCGAGAGTTGCTGATGTATACCTACGGGAAAGAAGGCTACAACGAGTTAGTTCAGCTACGCAGGTCTATCGCCGCGCAAAGGGAAAAAACAATCTACCTGCAAGAACGAAAGCGCAAGGCTTTATTTTGGAATAGCATACAGATCACTGGGATAGCTGTACTTGGCTATGCCGTTTACTTTGTATTCGCATTAATATTAGGGGCGATTAATGGCAACGGTTAAGGAGGCGCTGATTCGCATTGAAGAGCATGAGAAGACCTGCTCTATTAGGTATCAGAACATTGAAAAGCGATTAGACGAAGGCTCACAGAGATTCAAAAAAAGCGAGATAATGCTTTGGGGTATTTATCCCCTGATAATCGGTTTATTTTTATTTGAGAAAGGCATACTTTAAATTAGCGGATTTTAGGTCAAATAATCAACTAATGGTAGAATAAACACTAAATGGGTGTGATTATTGACAAGCCACAACATTTGCAAATAGGCCAGGCGGGCGAGTACCTAGCCGCCGCTGCGCTACAAAGTCATTTTCGGACTATAGCATTCCCTGGGATTGCCGCTCCCTACGACCTTATTGCTGAAAGCTATAGCGGTAGTTTCTTAAAATGCCAGGTAAAAGCATCTACGCATATCAACATCGTTCATGGCTGTAGGTACTGGAAATTTAACACTTGTAGGTCTAAAGGCGAGTATCACGAATCTGAAGTTGATTTTTTTGCACTGGTGTCCTTGCCCAGACGGTTAGTATATTTTGTTGGTATTGCTGACGTTATGTACAACCACAGAATTCGTGAGAATGAGATGACACAACGAGCAGAGATTGAAAGTCTAGACAAGGTACTTGGTAAATATCTATGAGTGATTATAAGTTTTTTAGTTATGACGATTTTTCTTGCCAAGAAACTGGTGAGAATTGTATGGAAGATGAATTTATAAAAAAACTAGATGACCTTCGTGAAGCCTGTGGGTGGCCGTTTATTATTACATCAGGGTATAGAGACACCTCTCACTCTGCGGAGATAAACAAAATTAACGGCGGTGGATATCACACCAAAGGTATCGCCGCAGATATCGCCGTTTCGAGCGGCAAGCAGAAGCATGATATTGTCAAAAACGCTACGGCAATGGGTCTGTCTGTTGGAATCGCTAAAACTTTTGTGCATGTGGATAGTCGTATGGACACCGCCGTAATATGGACATACTGAATGAATATATTAACCAGCCTACTCGGTTCAGTCGCAGACGTTGGCAAGACGTATTTAGCTAACAAAGCCGCAGAGAAGCAAGCCAAGCACGAAGCAAAAATGAATGTAATTCAGAACGATGCAGATTGGGAAGCGAAGATGGCTGACGCTTCGGCATCAAGCTGGAAAGATGAATTTTTTAGTCTGGTATTGAGTTTGCCCCTGTTTTTTATCGGTTATGCAATAGTGGTAAATGACATGACGATAATACATAGAGTTGAGCAAGCGTTTGCTGCGCTCAATAACCTTCCAGATTGGTATCAGTATTTATTGTTTATCGCAGTGTCAGCCAGTTTCGGCATTAAGGGCGCTGACAAAGTTATGAACATGAGGAAAAAGTAAATGGCTCTTGAGACAACAACATATATTGACGGTTTAGTTACCACTAACCCTACATCGAGCGATAATGTAGGCGATGGCGATAATCATATTAGACTTTTAAAATCTGCCATAAAAGCCACACTACCTGGTGTAACAGGAGCAATAACAGCAACGCACACACAGATAAATACTGGCGTTACTTTGTCGAATGAAGCAGATAGCGCAAATACTGCAAGCGCAATAGTTAAACGTGATGCATCCGGTAACTTTATAGCTTCAGGGATTACAGCTAATTTAACAGGCAATGTAGTTGGTAATGTAACGGGTAATTTAACAGGCACTGCTTCTAATGCGACTTCCGCTACATCGGCTACGCAAGCTACTAGACTGTCCACTGCAAGAGATATAATTTTGACAGGTGATGTGACGGGTACTGCGTCTTTTCGAGGCGACAGCAACGCAACAATTACAACAACTGTGGCAAACAACTCACACTCCCACACCATAGCTAATATTACTGGCCTACAAACAGAACTAACAAGAATTGAAAACACGGTGTCCGGCGCAGCCGTTGCCGCCGCAGCAAAATGGTCAACACCAAGAACTATTTCATTGGCGGGTGACGTTACCGGGTCTGTGTCAATCGATGGGTCTGCAAACGTGTCGCTATCTACAACCGTTGCCGATAACTCACATGATCACACCATATCTAATGTTACCGGCTTGCAAAGCGCCCTTAACGCCAAGCTTTCATCAACCAGCAACGCCGCATCGGCAACAAAACTTGCAACCTCTAGATCAATTTCATTAAGCGGCGCGATAACTGGAAACACACAATTTGACGGGTCGGGTAATGTAACGATCTCAACTACAAGCAATTTAAGCACTGCAAATATTAGCGATTTTGCTACAGCTTCGGCTTCCGCTTCTGCCACAGGTGCATTAGCGGCGTATCCGGTTGGCGCAATATTTACATCTACAGTCGCAACGTCTCCGGCGGTATCGATAGGCGGTTCTTGGATCAGCTTTGGGGCTGGCCGAGTTTTAGTGGGATTAGATAGCGGTGACGCTGATTTTAATACCGCGCAGGAGACTGGCGGTGCTAAGACTCATACATTGACTGTAAATGAAATTCCATCACACACGCACACTGTAACAGCAATGGCAAGTGTATCTGGGTCGCTAAATACAACGGGTAGTAGCCCTAAAAGTGCGTCAGGAAATATTACATCTAGCGCCACAGGTGGGGGTCAAGCGCACAACATTGTTCAGCCCTATATTGTCGTGTACATGTGGAAAAGAGTATCGTAAATGGCGTATATCCCGCTTCGAAAAATAGGATCAGGCGGTATTGTCACTGATCAAGACCCTTACGATTTGGAACTCACACAATTCCCCGCTGGAAATAATGTGCAGTTTCACGATGGTCGGATTGGGAAAGCGTTAGGACACACATTAACCACTGCGTTGCCGGTCGCACCAACGCACATTCAAGGGTGGAGATACAGCGGTAACAACACTCTTGTAATTGGCACACTTAACAATATATACCGATTCAACGGTTCAGCCGTGACTAATGTTACGAAAACATCAAACTCAACTAACTATTCCAATTCGCCCCGGTGGCAAAGCGAGCAGTTGGGTTTTGCAATGATGTTTAATAATGGGGCAGACACGCCGCAGTTTATGTATCCGACTGGAAGTAGATTTGCTGATTTACCAAACTGGCCTAGCGCGGTAACAAGCAAGTGTATAAAGCCTTACAAGTCTTTTTTGATTATGGCCGGTTATGAAACATCGGGAACTCAGCACCCGTACACCGTTCGCTGGTCGGATGAGTACGACCCAAGCAGTGTGCCAACCAGCTATGATATCGCGTCTACTACTAATTTAGCAGGCAGTAATACGTTGTCAGGTAACAACGGTGAGTTGATCGACCAGATGACACTAAATAATTCTCAGCTAATTTATGCCGAAAATGGCGTTTTTGCGATGGATTTTATCGGCGCACCATTTGTTTTTAGTTTCAGAGAAGTATTTAGCGATGATGGAATAATTAACCGTGGCGCAGTCGCCTCGTTTTTTAACAAACATCTGGTTGTGGGAAATAACGATATATACGTCCACGATGGTAACCAAAAAGAAAGTATCGTTGATAAGCGAGTTGGAAGAACATTTTTTAATGAACTTGGAGATACACGTTCTGTTTTTTGCCACACGATTGATGAGCGATCAGAAGTTTGGATTTGTTATGCAGACAATGACGCAGTGGATCAGCTTACAGCTAACCGCGCATTAGTATACAACTGGACTCAAAATGCATTTACATTCGTAGACTTACCTAACACCCGCGCTTTGACCGATTCAGATGTTATTAACACTGACGGCGCTTGGCAAAACATATCTGCAACCGAAACATATGCAAACACAAGTAAATATTGGTCTACTTCAAGCTTAAACACGCAATCTAAAGGTGTCGGGGTTTTCGCGGTTGGCCCTGTTGAAAATAAAGTGTATCGGTTGAACGATAGCCACGCATCGGAGGGCGCTGTATTAAATTCTTATCTTGAAGCAACTAAAATTGATTTAGATGTAGTTCTTGGTAAATCTAATAATGCGATAAAACAAATAGTGAGTATATTGCCGCAGATCGAAGGCCAGGGAACATGCAATATATCAATTGGTACTAGCGATGCCCCGCAAGCTGGTGTCTCTTGGAAAACACCGATAACGTATGATATCGAGTCAGATCACAAAATAGATGTAAGAGCCTCTGGCCGTTATTTTGCACTGAGAATTGAAAGTGCAAATTCCGCAGACTACTGGCGTTTGACTGGTTTAGATATTGACGTTTCAGAGGTGTCTGGCCGATGAGTTATCAACTAAGCCCCACATCAGCAAGCACGGTAAATGACCTTCGCGGTTGGATAAGTAACGAACTAATACGGGTTGGGTTAGCAATCTCAACTGATTCGCAAACAACAATACCAGTAATAAATGCAGAACCTTCAAAGCCGCAAGTTGGGCAGATTGTTTTTGCTGACGGTACAAATTGGAATCCCAGCGGCGGTCGTGGTCTGTATTACTACGACACCGGCGGTTGGGTAAAAATAGCATAGGAATAACCAATGGGATTTTCATTCAGCACAAGTAAAAGTAAAAACCAATCCAGTAGCAATGCGAACACTTACGTTGATCAGAGTCAGCAGCCGTATCTTGATGACATTCGCAATCAGGCTCAGTCGCTAAACAACCAAGGCGGTATGCCGGTAGAGGGCGTTGCTGGTTTAAACCAGACGCAGTTAAACGCTATAGGTTTAGCTAATCAGGCTGGGCAGATGCAGGCGGGTGCGGGTGCTAACGTCATGGGGCTTGGGGCCGCTCAGACGGCAGGCACAGGTGCTGCAATGAATTACGCAAGCGGCGCTATGGGTGGTAACGCTAACGCAGGTATTAACACTGCTATAGGCGCAGGTAACGCTTACTCTGGCGGTGTAATGAACTTAAATGCCGCTCAAGGCGGCGGTGTAAATCATAGCATGGCCTCAAAAATGGCTGGCAATGCAAGTCAGATGCAAGGCGCTAGGAACAACGGGATAGACATGGGCAACGCTAGGGCCATTGGTGGTCTGGCGCAGAACTCAACAGCCGCATCGGCTAACGGGTTTAACGCTAACACCGCTACTCAGGCTGGCGGCTTGGCGACTGGTGCAGGTATCGCACAGAACCAGGGCATCAACACTAACAATCTTAACAGCTACATGAATAATAGCGTGTTAAACGGTCAGATAGATGCCGCTAGTAGAGATATTGTTCGCAACCTTAACGAGAACCAACTCACAGGTATTGCATCTCAGGCCGCTGGAACAGGCAACAGCGGGTCAAGCCGTGCTGGTGTTGCGGCGGGTATCGCTATGCGCGGTGCGGCTGATCGGGTTGGCGACATATCGGCCAACATGCGTGGGCAGGCTTACAACGCTGGCCTAAACATTGAGGCTGGACGCGCCAACCAGAACGCCCAACTTTTGCAGGGCGGCAACCAGTTCAATGCAGGCGCTCAAAACAGCATGACAAGTCAAGGTCTGGGTATTGCGGGTAATCAGTCGAGTCAGAACGCTGGGTTCCAGCAGCAGACAAATCTTGCAAATCAGAATGCTGGCAACGCAATGATGAACACGGGGCTTAACATCGCCTCCGGTGCGGCATCTCAGAACGCTGGTTTTGGTCAGCAGGCCAATAGCGCGAATATGAACGCGCAGAATCAGATGATGGGTCAAGGCTACCAAATTGGCGCAAGTCAGTTGGAGGGTAATCTTAATCGGTCACAGCAAGCTGGCATTGGGAATCAAAACGCATACAACACTGCGCGACAGTTCGGTACAGGTGTTGGGTCAAATGCCTATAACACTAACCTTCAAAACCAACAATTTGGCGCAAACATGGCTCAGAACATCGGCCAGCAGGGTGTTAGCAACATGCAGACTGGTCAGAACATGATGAACACTGGCATCGGTATGGCACAGGGCGCTGGAGATCAGCAGAGAGCATACGAGCAACAGCTAATGCAACAGCAGTACCAGCAGGGTATGGCTCCATACAACTCCTTGAACTTCTACAACAGCGTTGTGGGTGCGCCAAATAATCTAAGCACTGCAACCTCACAGTCAACTGGCAAATCCAAGTCTAGCGGCTTTGGTTTCGGTTAAGGAGAAATATTAATGGCGCGTATGTTTGATATGTTGCGTGATCCCTCAGAGGCGCAGACCAATGAGGACGCAAACTACAAAGTAAAGCTGAATATGGCAGACGAGATTCGTAATCTCCCTGTTAGAACAGCTACTTCCCCCCAAGATGCTGCGTTGTACGAGCAGGCTGGTTTTGTGCCTGGTGTTAAACCCAACACATATGTGACTCCACAACGCGCTCAAGCTTTACGCATGGCAGAACGGGAGAATCAGAAGCAACTTGCCCGTGAACAACTGCACGAAGAAAAGCAGAACAACCCGTTCTTTAAAATCGGAGACACGCTTGCGGATACAGGTAGGTTTTTCCTTTCACCGCTGTTTTGGTTGTCTGGCGAAGACACGACAAAGTACGATCCGTCAGCCGTTCTCCGTTCTGGTTACCAAAAGCGATTTGATGAATCGGTTAGGTACACTGAGGAACTGTATGGGAAAGTTATGCAGGCTGGTGAGCTACGAGACAAGTACCGTGAAACGCTGAGAACAAACAACGCAACAATCGCAAACCAAAAAATTCAGTCTCGTTTTGCTGGTATGAGTACCCCTCAAAAAGAACTTCTAAGCTTCGCAATGAATAGTGGGCCAGAGAATTTAGCGTTGTACAACGCAGGCACATCAGAGGCATTCAATCAGTTAAATAAGAACATGATGCTGGCGACTGACAAAGCCATTCCTTTGTTTGGGGTGGACGGCAGTCAAATAATTGTTCCGAAGATGATAAATGAAACATTCAACAAGTACGGAACACGATTTGATCAGGCGGTAGCCCCCGCTAATGAAGCATTCTCTGCACTAGATAAGTTACGAGCGGCGCTAAACGAAAATACTCCACTCGCAGAGGTTGCAGCGGTTACGCAGTTCAACAAGGTTCTCGACCCAGGTTCTGTTGTTCGTGAGTCTGAAGTTAAATTGACCGCTGAAGCCAGAGGTATTTATGACGATCTAATGGTGAAAATTAACAACGTAGCAGAAGGCGATGTCTTGGATGACCAGCAGGTGAAAGATATGTTGGCCCTTGCTGATTCTTTAGGCGCTGTTTATGAAAAGTCGTACAACAACACCCGCGATGACGCTGAGTTTAAGTTTACCAACTCAGGCTACGGCGACCAAAATGTGATCACCCAGTACCTTGGATCGCGCAGAAAATTTACACCGCGCACTCCGCAGGGAAACACAAACACCATAATAGTTCCAGGACTGCAACCAAGCGCCACAAACGACAGCAGTTTGATTCAATCTGATTTAGAAAAATACTACACGGAGTGATAAGGCTATATGGAACTAAATACCACTAAACTTTTAGCCGCCATAGACCGTGCGGCTGCAGAAAAAGACACCGCAGCCGTGACAAGGCTTACTAAGTTGCTGCCTAATCCAGCAGAAGCCCAGCCAAGGTCGATAGACAGTAGCACTGGCGCAGGCATAGGTACTCGCGCTGTTGTTGGTAACGCGAGAACACCACAAGATAAACTTGCGGCCATGCGGAACCACTACCCAGAAGCACAACCTTACGGGCCAGAGGGTGGAAATTTCATTTTTAACAGCCGCGAAACTGGGCAGCCAACGCTTTACAACCCACCAGGTATGATGCCAGAACTGGGAGATTTTGCGGAGTATGGCCGCGACATCACCGCAACGCTTGCTGGTACAGCCGCAGGGGTTATAGCATCTCCCACAACAGTGGGGGCAGTGATTCCTGCTTCAGCGGCGGCAGCAGGCACTGGCGCACTTTATGACGCTGCTGTGAATGAATATTTTGGCGGTGTCGATTCCAGAGATGTTGGAAGCAGAACAGTCGATGGTGCAATTGAGTTTGCGACAGGTTTAATTCCTTTTGAAAAGGCTCTTGGCCCCGCAAAAGATTTTGTTGTTCCGCGATTTAGAAACATGATGACCAACGCTAACCAAGCGGTGATAGATGTTGCAAACAAGTACAACATAAACGCAACGGCAGGAGTTCTTGGCAGCCGTTTTATGCAGGGCTTAGATGCGGCAAGTCAAAAGGTTTTAGGTGGCGTGGATGCCTGGGAGAAGTCAGCCAACGAGATGATGGAAGGCGTTGGTCGAATGATTGACGATTTCCACGTTAGCTTGGGCGGCAAGTCAAACCCAGAAGCGGCTGGTCAGCGGTTGATCAACAAAGCCCAGAAGTATTTCGACAATTTCCAAACTACTTCTGAGGACATGTATAAGTTAGTAGACACATTAATACCTCAAGGGGCCAGAGTACCGGCGCTCAGTACGAGGGATTTCTTATCGAATTACCGTGACCGCTTTGCAAACGACCCTGCTTTCCAAAAAATTCTTCGTGACCCTACCGTTGGCGCACTCGCAGATGCGGCAGAAGATGGTATGGAGGATTTAGGATATAAAACTTTGGCTGATCTGAGAACTTTAATCGGCGGCAAAATACAAGATCGAGACACTATCGGTGATCTATCGCAAAGCCAAATGAAACAACTGTATAAAGCATTAACTGAAGATATATTCGCCGGTGCTGCTGATTTTGGAGATGACGCACTGGCGGCTGCTAGAAATGCAAATGACTTCTACCGCGCTGGATCGCTAGTCATTGAAGATGTGGTCGAGCCAAACTTTATGGTTGGTGGAAAATGGGCAACAGCTAACACGGCTTTTAACCAAATCAGGAAACAGGTTAACGATCCCGAAAAGCTAAGAAACATTCAGGCGTCGGGTGTTTTAGAGGAAGGTGACTTTAACCAGGTTGGGTCAGCGATATTAGAGGATGTAGGTGCAGCTACCAGGGGCGGGCAGAACGCAACAAACGACAGGTTATCGCCGGGTCGGATAATATCACAAACAGACAAAAGTGTTATCCCAGAAGGCTCTAGAGACATCCTGTTTAACGGGACATCAAAAGAAATCATGGAAGACATGCGGGTGTTCGGAGAAGCAGTCCAAGGCGTTGAGGGTTTAGTTAACCGATCTAACACCGGCAACATGCTGGGAGCGCAGGCATCTATGGTGGCAGGTTTTACGACTGACCCGCTAACTGCAATATTAACAGTTGTCGGCTCTGTGGCGATCCCATTTGCGGTTTCCAGAGGCATATCATCTCAGTGGCTGAAAGATTGGATGCGTAAAGCGCCAAAAGAGGCAAGCGAGACGGCTATGGCTGAGTGGAAAGCAAGCGGTATGAGAATAGCTACCACCCAGGGTGTCGCGCCTTTCTTCCAAGCGATGCTGGATTTAAGTGATGAAAACACAAGCAGCAGAGGGGCGTTAGAAGAATGAGTTTACTGTCTTTGATCCAAGAAGCGTCAGCATCAATGGCGACTAAAATGTCATCAATCACCGATGCAGCCAGCGGTGTTTATGACGCATCACCTCTTGGAAAAATAGAGGAAGGATTCGACTCGCTTGAATATAAATTTAACAATTCTCCTTTGCACCAGTCCTTTGCAGGTGGTGATTACGGTTCCGGTAAACACGGTGCGTCTAACTTTGGTCAGTCAGGGATGTCCTCCAACGCTGACGGATATGTTGACGCAACTAATCAACTGCAAAGCGTTATGCAGCAGGGTGGGATTTTGAACCCCGCAGTGTCTCAACTACAGAGCGGTGGCCCTGCCGCAGTCACAAACGCTGCGCTTTTGAGTGGGTACGATATCCCTGTCGTTACCACTCCGGTGAACCCTTATGACGGTAAAGCTGACGAGTTGAACGATTCCCCAGAGGATGTTGCGACAATGGAAGCTGCTATTGCGGAAGCCAATGCTCCCGTCTTACTGCAAGACGAGGAAGACAAAACCAACGCATTATTAGCGGAGTAATAGATGTTACTTTTAAAAGCGGCAGGTCAGAAACTTGCTGAAAGCGCAGCGCGTCGTTTAAAAGCCTATCACGGTTCTCCGCACGACTTTGACGAGTTTTCAACTGAAGCGATAGGCACTGGTGAGGGCGCACAGGCGTATGGCCATGGGCTGTATTTTGCGGAGCGTGAGGGTACGGCAAAAAGCTATAGGGACGCATTAACTGAGCCAAGATTTACTTTTGACGGAAAACCCGCTGATGCTATTTACACTAACGAAATAAGAGAGCGGTGGGCCGATGTTTACGATGAACTAATAGATGACGAATTAGTTCAAGATTGGAAATTAAGCTATTTGGACTCAGTTGCTGAGAACGGTGGTGATTACGACAAAGCGTCTGAAGCATTAGATTCTTTGGTTGAAAAAGTTCTTAAAGGTGAAGAGACAACCTACGACTTTGATAAATTAGATGAATTTGGGTCGGATGTTGATCCAAATGGTATTTACGATCTTAACGAACCGCAACAACATCTCGACTCTGTGTTGGCTAACATGAGTCAGGCTGACAGTCCGTCAACAATGGATATTGTACTCTCAGGATTAAGTCCAGAGGAGCTAAGAATATACGAGCGTTATGTTGAGCCAAGGGTCGAGTACATAAAACCAGAAGGATCAATGTACGAGGTAGATATTAATGCCTCGCCAGATGAGTTGCTTGATTGGGATAAACCAATAAACGAGCAATCGCCTCAAGTCCAAAAAGCGTTGTCTGAAATGGGTAAGAGTGACTCTTATAGAGAACGAATTTATAACCAAGCCATTAATAGTGGGAACGGGCATACCTATCGCGGTTACGGTATTCACGAATACGATGGGAAATATTATCTATACGAAAATGATCAAATAGTAGCTAACGCTGAAAACACTGACGATTTGATCTTCAATAATAGACGGGATGCTGAGAAAGAACTAAAAACCCTCATTGATAACAACCAAGACGCAACCTCGACAGGGGCGCAAGTTTATAGAAGTTTGGTTGAAACAAATGGGATGGATGGTATCGGTCAACAAATAGCCTCTGATGCTTTAAAAGAGAAAGGAATCAAAGGCATCAAGTACGCTGACGCGCAGACCCGATTCTCTTCAAAAGGTAAAACCAGTAACTACGTTATTTTTGATGACAAGCTGTTAGCAATCGCTCGTAAGTATGGTGTGACTATGCCAGTAGCAGGGGCAATCCTTGCAGGGACAATGACACCTGATCAGGCGCAAGCGGGTGTTGTCACCAAAGCCGCCAGAGAATTGATGTTGAAATACTTTGATGAAGCGGAAGTAGATAATGCGATTAGACAAGCGGGTAGCCGTAAGTCGAGAGAAGCGTTGACTCAAATGCCTATTGATGACTTCTTAGCTTTAGCAAGAGAAGGGTATAGCCCTGCAAAAGCCGCAGGAATCTCAGACGTAAGTAAATTCGATGACCTTCCGTTTCTCAATATTAGATCAGAGGATGGCATAGCCAATATAACAGGGCATGAGGGGCGGCACAGGGCAAGGCGTTTGAAGGAATTGGGTGAAAGCACTATGCCTGTTCGGATAAAAAGTGATATCCGGTGGGATCAGCAGAATGACCCTAATTTGTGGGACTATGAGCAAGACTACCCAGAGATTCTATTTAACGAAGACGGAACAAAGAAATCACCATTCCCCTTTGTTCAGGGAGACTCAAACGTACTGGACTCCAGTGCGTTAAATATTGAAGACATACCGAGAAAAACGACTCCAACCTCAACTTCAAAACAAATAGATGACGATGAATTGCTGAAATCTCTTTTTGGTGGTTCTGCCGCAACTGTTGTAGGTGCTGGCGCGTTGTTTGCTCCAAAAAATTTACAAGCAGCAGAATACAATGAAGCACCTGTCATAGAGGAGCAGTCCTTCGGTGATATGGTTAACGAGTACGGCCAGATCAACCGCAACCTCAAAGCCTTAGATGATCAACGCTTTGCCCGTTTGATGGACGAAGAGAAAAAGCTACGCGCTATGGGGTCTGCGTCATTTGGCAAAGTGTCGCCAGAACTTGCGGCGTACCGCAGATCACAACTTATTCCATCGGTTGGGACTTTGGCGCAAGGTGCTGTAAGAGACACTGCGAAAGGATTAGACTATCTAAGCCCAGCAAATCTTACCAGGTTGCTATTAGACCCAGCAGACGAAGGGTTGAGCCGATTTATGGCAAAACCTATTTCTGATAGGATAGCCAAAGGAGCAGAGGTTGTAACTCAACCTATGTTGTTCGATGAGGATGATCCATATTCCAAGAAAAGGAAGGAAAAAACTATGGATATAGGCGGGATGTTGTTTAGCCCGCTGTAAGAATGCTCCAAATTTGCTCCAACCGCTCGTAAGTCCTTGATCTATATAGTAGTTGCTACTATCCATCATCGGGGCCACACAGAATTTTCTGTTAATTTTCAAGCACTTAGCCTTTTTATAATTAATTTTAGTACATCTTTTATAACGGTGTAAGTGATTGATTTATAACGATTAATCACTTTTCACCGTTATACTTTGTTTTCTTACTGCTCCAAATACTGCTCCAAATTTCAGCCTAAATATCCGCTGTCTACCTTGTGTTTACTACCTTTGCGCTTATAATCTTTTTGTCTAAATAAAAAAGGTTGCTCCATATGGCGACAATTACTAAAAGAATCGGCAAGCTTGGCGTAAGTTACCGTGCCTCTATTCGCATATCTGGTCAAAAGCCAGTTGCTAAGTCATTTAGAAAAGCGGCGGCTGCAAAAGCCTGGGCTTCAAAAACTGAAGATCAAATTTTATCTGACCAATACCGCGAAGATGAACAGCATTTCGGAAAACTTGTAGATAGGTACGTCTCAGAGATTGGCCGCATTATGCCCTTTGGAAAAACTAAAGCAAGTGTATTGAGCATTTTGCGAGATAACGTAGGTCACTTACAACTTAAAGACATGACGTGTACAACGCTTATGGATTATGCGGTAAGAAGATCATTAACATGTTGCCCCAGCACCATAAAAATGGACATGCAATACATTGGTGTTGTTCTCAGTACGGCTGAGAGCATGTGGGGAGCGAAGCCAAAACTCGATGAGTATCGAAAGTGCATGGATACATTACATCGATTGAAAGTTATTGCTAGTTCTGATGAGCGTGAAAGACGTTGTTCTGACCAAGAACTAGAAACAGTTATATCAGGAGTTCAATCAGTATTACCTGTGGGTGATTGGTGTCATTTTGCAGTTTGCACTGCAATGCGCGTTGCTGAGATTGGGCGCTTACGCTGGCGCGATTTGAGCGAAGATGGGAAGTCGATAATCATACGTGAGCGAAAACACCCACGAAGAAAAAAAGATGAGGTTGTGCCTTTGTTGCCAGAAGCAAGAAAAATCATTGCAAGACAACCTAAAGACTTGGCTAACTCAGAATTAATATTTCCACACAATGCGAAATCAATCACGACTGCATTTAGAAAAGGGCGAGATCGTGTTGGCGTTGAAGATTTGCGGTTCCACGACTTGCGGCATGAAGCAATATCTAGGTTGTTTGAATTAGGTTTTGACTCTATGGTCGTAGCAACTTTCAGTGGTCACAAAGACATCAATATGCTTCGAAGATACACCCACATCAACGCCAACAAAGTCTTAACTATCCTGGAAAACCTAGCGCAAAAAAACCATGCCGCATGATTTTTAGGAGGCAACAAAAAAGGGCTTAAAGCCCTTTTTTTTATACTTTTTTTACGGTTTGCAGATTGGAATATCATGTTCTTCAACGTCTTTTATAAGACGAGTTAAGTAAAAAGATGCTTTTTTAAGGTCTTGCAGTCTACCTACTTTATTGTCGTGCTTGTGTCGCCAGCGGTGTAAATATTTCTTAATTGATCCTTCTAAGTAAAATCCGAATCCATCTTCAAGGCTATCTTCAATGTAAATAATTGCTTCAATTGTTCCGACATTATAATGTGCCGGGTGGCTGACCATAGGGTCTAACCCTGTCGGTTTTTCCGGTTCAATATCATTTGATTCTTCGATTCGTTCAGCATCATTTTCTTTATTCAACTGCATCGTTTTTCCCTTTATTCATATATAAATAGAGTGTTGATACTTTGTAACATGTTGGGCTTTGCGTCAACTTAGCATTGCAAAATAAACTGACTTATCAAAGTATTAGTTGAGTATGCAACATATAGTTGAGTTTTAAGGCGATAAAAATCACTGTACAGCAATAGCTTGCAATCCTTTTGTGCGCTGTTTATCAAAATACGCCTGCACAACGCACTTGTCTGCCACTCTAAACTTACCCAGTTTGTAAGTCGGAACTGGAAATCGATCATGGTGAACAGCATTGTGTAAACCTTTAAGAGACATACCAAAAAGGTCTGAAAGCTGTTGCATGGTTAAATACGGTTTGTCCATTTTGTTCCTCACATTGTTATTAAATTAAAATTATCTAGCGTATATACATCGTCATTCTTTTTTGTAAGAACCATTTTAATGTCGCCTGGCTCAACATCGGTCATGTCAACAAAGTCAAAGCCCCAGTTCTTTGGTCTTGAATTTTCCACAGCCGCAATCAATCTGCAACCACGCGCAACTGTTACAGGTTCTAGTTCAACTGTGCGTTCGTTCGACAGCACACCGCTTGTCACCATAAACTTTGTCACTACACCGTTGTAAGTTGTTGTGATGTGCGACATGTCGCCAACGTCAGTTGTAAAAGCGACTGACCATCCATTTGCAATTAAGTAGCTGGTAAAAGCATATATCCCAGCGTCCTGAATTTTTGCAACTTGCCTGAACGAGTTAGTCTCTGACTCATCCGTACCCAAAGCCAACCACACATGCTCAACACCTAATAGTGCGGATAACTTTTTCATCATTGCAGCCCTTGGTTTTGATTCGCCAGAAAACCATTTGCGAGTAGCCTCTTGGGACACGTTCAACTGTCTAGCTATAAAACTTTGGCGACCGCCGCCATAAGGCGGAACTATTGTATTGGCATTGCAAGCGCGAATAAGTCTATCCTTGAATTCCATGATTACCCCCTTTAGTTCTATTAGAGAATTTCGGAGTATGGTGCGTAATTTTGAAGCTGTCAACTGAAGGTTGAACTATTATTGAAGAGACTCAACAACACTCAACAATGTATCTTGAGTGTCTTTCTTTGCAGATAACGCATCCAGTACCGCGCTGTCTGCGGTATCTTTAGCTAAAATATGGAATATCCTAACCGGCTTGTCTTGACCCTGCCGGTGCAAACGAGCGTTAAATTGTTGATACAACTCCAGCGACCAGGTAAGTCCAAACCACACAATTACGTTGCCGCCTTTTTGCAAATTGAGGCCGTGGCCTGCTGACGCAGGGTGAGCAAATAATATAGGTATCTCGCCAGCGTTCCAGCGGTCAATAACACTTGGATCTGATCCAATAACCTCTGCGCCGGGGAAAAGCCCCTTGAGTTCAGTTAAGTCAGATTTGAAGTTATATGCGACTAAAACAGGCTCATTCGTGTTGTCGATAATTTCTTCCAGAGCGTCAAACTTCTCCCGATGACAGCGTACATAATCACCGTCCTCGTCATAAACATTGCCATTGGCAATCTGCATCAGCTTGCCGATCTGCACAGCGGCATTGACCGCTAATATTTCACCGCCGTGATATGCGATTAGAAAATCTGACTTCATCTCTTCATAAACTTTTCTGGCCTTGGGGGGCAATTGAACCTTAACCGTCACATCGATACGGGCTGGCAGTTCCAAGTAATCTTCGGCACTCATCACCAGCGCGATGTCTGCCACCTGACGATGTATGGCATCTGCGCGGTCAGGTTTGACCGCCCACTGGTTCCACTGGGGATTACCAACGGCGGTGCAGTATTTGTTGAGAAACTTACCCCTAGTGTTCTCCAAACGCTGACCTTTGTCGAGCAGATAGAACTGCGGCCACAACTCAAGTAGAGAGTTTGGCGCGGGAGTACCCGTTAGCAAAACCATACGGCTGACCTTACCTAAGATTTTCCGCAGTGACTTCCACCGCTTTGACGTATGCGATTTAAAGCTGGAACTTTCATCAATCACAACGCAGTCATACGGCCACCTCTGACCCAGCTTTTCGACAAGCCACGGTATGTTTTCTCGATTAATGATGTGAATGTCAGTAGCTTCATCCAGCGAAGCCTCGCGCTTTTTTGGGCTTAAACCACTTAAAACGGTGTAATTTAACGCGCTCGTATGCGTCCAGTTGGCTATCTCTACCGGCCAAGTGTGATTTGACACGCGCAGGGGCGCGATAATTAATGTCTTTTTGATCGCTTTTTGATCAATTAGGTCAGTTAAGGCTGTGAGCGTGGAGATTGTTTTACCTAAACCCATGTCTATCCAAAGCGCGGCTTTGGCGTTATCTTTGATGAAATCCACTGCTCTACGCTGGTACGGGTGAAGGTTTTTACGATCTAGCATAAAAGTGCTTTACCTTTTTCAATATCATCAATGACGTGTACAGTCCAACCTGCTGCTAATAGCCTTCTATGAATCGCCTGCTGGTAAGGCGTTGCCTTTTTACCAGGTGCTTTAAACTCGATAATAACCAG